AAGCCCCGCCGCCGCCCGTGCCGGATGCACCCGCCCCCGACGGAACCGACGATTTACCGTTTTAATCTGTTTTATTATGGGAGCGATAAACGGACGGGTTATTTACAGCCCAAAGGGAAAAGCCGGGGAATATGCCGAGAACGCCGCCAACTTTTACGTTGGTTGTACCAATGGATGCACGTATTGTTATTTGCGCAAAGGGCGGGGCGCAAAAGTGTTGGGCGGCAATACCCCGGAATTGAAAAAGGCATTACGGGAATATCCATACGCATTGGATATATTTACGAATGAGTTGTTGAAGCATAAGGACGAATTGCAAAAAACGGGGTTGTTCTTTTCGGTCACGACCGACCCGTTATTGCCGGAAACGCAAAGGTTGACCCGCCAAGCAATCGGCGTTTGTCAACGCCACGGCGTCCCGATAAAGGTATTGAGTAAATGCGCCGAGGGTATCAATATTTTAATCGACTTTGCCGAGGCGTCCGAGGGTTGGGACAAATCCCGTATTGCCATTGGTTCTACGTTGACCGGATGCGACGAATTGGAACCCAAAGCAAGCCCAAACCGGATGCGTATAAACGCATTGGCACGGGCAAAACGCCACGGGTTCCGTACCTTTGCAAGCGTTGAACCAATCCCCGTGGGAATGTTTGACCGGGCATTTTCTGTAATTGCTTTGTCGTACCCCTTTGTTGACTTGTTTAAGATAGGATTACAAAGCGGTTGCAGATATACAAAGCGGGAAACATTGACGTTTTACAACGACGTGTTCGACTATTGGGAGGCGCACCCGGACAAAACACCCCGGATATATTGGAAAGATAGTTTTGTAAGAGCGTCCGGGATTGACCGGGAAACATTGCCCGGTTATTGTGTCCCGGCAAATTGGGATTTGTTCAATGAAAAGAAATGAAATAAGGGTTGAAGTTCCCGCCGATTGTCGATTAGTTGGCGTAAGGACGGACGGCGATGTTGCCGTTATCATTTACGAACCAATTCAAAGCGTCCGGCAAATTGGATTTATCCATTACCCGGAACTAAACGACGAAAACGAGGACGAACCCGATAATAAAAAATGATTATGCAGTATAATAACAAAGATTATAAGCCTAAATTGCACGACCGTTGGCGTGCATTAACCGTTAAAAACCCGTATGCAACGCAGTTGGTAACGGCGGCGTATGAGGACAACGGGATTGTTTACGGCGAAAAGTGTATTGAGGTACGAAGTAAAAACACACCGTACCGGGGCGATTTAATAGTTTGTTCGTCCGCTAATCCCGTAATTCCGGGGTATGAAAGCGGGGTAACATTGGGGTTGGTTGAGTTGTACGATGTTAAGCCCGTCGCCGAGTTTACCCCGGAGGATTGGGAAAATACCCGCATACCGCCCGAAAAACGTAAGTCAATAACAAAGGGGTTCGGTTGGATGATGCGGAACCCCCGCCGGGTTGTTGAGTTTCCAATTAAGGGGCAATTAGGTATTTACAATTTAGTGTACACAAAGGGAGTAATAACCGAATATCCACGGGCGTTGGTAGTTGACAAAGAGAGTTACGAATTACTAAACAGAAAAGGCAATGAGTAAAAAGCAAATCGGAATTATCCCGAACAATGGCGACGTTCATACGGCGCAAATTGGGGTTCATATCGGACGGGTTGGCGTTTGCGTGTACGTACGGGAATATTGGAAATATAAGAGTTGGTTTGTTGTTCCCGGCGTGTCCGTGGATGCGGTCAACGGTTACGACTGTTACGTTGACATTGAGGCGAAAATATTGTTTGTCGGTATTGGCATACGGTTTATATGGATTAAAAGAAAGGTAAAACGATGAAAGCAAAGATTTTATTGTTATCTTTGGCAACGCTTTTGTTGGGGGCGTGTCAAAGCGAGAACGAACCAACGGAAACATTTTATTTACTACAAAAATCCGAGAGCATGGAAGAAAGAAACGAGTTTGTAACGAATACCACGGCGGCAATGATACAGATAAACGCCCCCCGGTATAATTGTGAGATTGTCGAAACCGCATTAGCGGGCGGCGATAGGGTACGAATTTGCGTAAAAGGCGCAAAGGAAGATTTGGACGTATTGTTTGACTATGTAAACGAAGCGGGCAAAGAATGAGAGTAAAGCAACCCGAACCGTTCGACCCAAATAGAGAATACAGCCCCGGCGAACGTTGCGTTTACCGGGGTATGGTATTGATTGCCGAGATATGGACGGCGGCGGATGCACGATTAGCCAACAACAACTCCGCAATATTTACGCAACGTTGCGTTCGATGCAAAATTAAAAGGGAAGATTGCCCCGGAATTGGTAGGCAATGCGATAAATTCCATAGGAGCGACCGGAAAACGATTTATTGGCGTTTGTTGCGTATTGCCGGGGGATTTAAGGGCGTCGAAACATTGGAATTTAATTATAACGGAACAATTGCCGGGGTTAAGGTTAAAGCCGCCCCGGATAGTAATAACAAATAAATTTTTAGAGCGATGAACAAACAAGTATTAAGCCCCTTTGATTGCGATATGTGCGCAATGATTGAGGACATAACAAAACAAGAAATTGAGGTTACGGCGTCCGATACCTCAATACGTTTGAGTTGGGCGCAAAATGGTAGTGAGGGAAACGATACCCCGGAGGCGCAAAGGATTGAGGCGTTAAAACAAGCAATCCGGGGACGATTGGGCGACCGTTTTATTGAGTTCTTTTATGCCGATGGTATGCAGTCGGTTTATATGAAGTACGACCCGGAGGAATACCCGGAGGAAATGCGCACCCGTTTAGTTGACCCGGACGCCACGGCGGGAACCCGGTATTGTCGCACCTTGTTAGAGGTTGACGCAATCCAATTTCGCCGGGACAACGTGAACGACGTTTTGAGATTTACCGGAGGCGGAACGGTTACGACGCCCCGCACCCCGGACGGCAAAGCAATGTTTTCTTTTCCCGATGGCAACGGCATATTCGTTGACGTGCCGGAAAGTTGGTACATTATCCGGGAATTGAACGGACGATTTACCGCCCGCCCGGAACGGGATTTTAAACGAGAATTTGAACCTAAAAACAATCCCGTCGAAAATACCCAAAAGGAACCCACAAACAAAGGATGCGGCGATTGTGCCAATTTCACGAATGAGGACGTAAACGGTAACGGATATTGCGAGGCGTTCAAATCTGAACAATCATGCGGAACGTGTCGTTGCCAAGAATATAAACCTAAAAATTAAAGAGCGATGATTAACAAAGAACAATTTATTAATGAGATTGCCGAGGTGGTAAACCGTAATTCAATGGAAAAGGCGTTTAATGATACCCCGGATTTTATTTTAGCCCGCATTGCGGTTGAAGCAATGGAAATGTTTACACGTGCAAGCGCACACCGGGACGATTACCACGGATTTAGAACGGCGAACGACCGGAAATATAAAGCGATTTGCGAAAGCGAAAAGAAAGCAAAGCCCGTAAATACTTGTAAGGGTTGCCCGCTTATCGACGTTTGCCCCGCCGTCCAAATGGAAAAGCAACCGGAACGTAAAAGGGAGTACAAGAAACCGGAGGCGCACAACGTCCCAAAAGAAGTGGAAGCAATGGCGGCGTTCTTTGCTGATATGTTCCCCGGTTCCGAAATACAAATCCAACGGGTCGATTTGAAAAAGAACCCCCGGAACAAATGCCGGGCAAAGAATAAACGGAAAGGGGGGCGACGCAATGAAAAATAAATGTTCGTCGGAAATTCCTAATATGCCGACCGGATGCGCCCCGGATAATCGACGCCCCGAAAAGATATGCGGAACGTGTCGATATTTCAACCCGGAATTTCCGGTAAATGGAAAGCCCGCCCCGGTATGTTTGGCAATAAAGGAAATGAAAGGGGGAACGGAATACACCAACCCCCGTGGAACCCAACCGCATTTTCGTTGTTCAAATGGAAGGTACGAAAACGGTATAGGACAATAGGCATAAAAGCCCCGGAAACAAAGCCGGGGTTTTGCCGTTTATATACATGAGATAACAAAGGTTTGGCAATGCCCCGGAAAACCCGTAAATTTGCCCCGTGGTTGAAAGATAACCATTAAGACGATAAAAGTATTGAGTTAATAACAAAAGCCTCTTAAAATGGAAATTCCCCGCAAATAACTTGTAAAGGGTAAACAACGTTTTAAGGAGGGCAAACGGAGAAAAGAAACAAACCCAATGGTAGGGGAGCCAAAGGAACGAAAGCAAGGGGAGCCGATAAAAGGGAAACCAAGCAAGGGAACCAAAGGACGAAAAGCGCAAAGGGTTATTTTTTACCCCGTTTGGACATTAAAAGAGGTTAGACAATGGAAAAATTGACAAAGGGGCGGAAACCCGCCGGATATAACAAAAGGTCGGAAGAACAACGAGTTTATGACGTTCGTTTTTGTGCTGATTTGTTTTTGCGTGGTTATTCATACCGGGAAATTGCCGAGGCATTGAACCGTAACATTGCGGAACGTGGTTTGCAATATACAATATCGTTTCAAATGGTTTATTACGATTTGCAACAATGCCTTATTGAATGGAAACGGGAACGATTGGAAACGATAGACGAATACGTTACACAGGAATTGCGCAAGTTGGATAAAATGGAGCAACAAGCGTGGGAGGCGTGGGAGGCGTCGAAAACCGGAAAGATGCGCACCAAAGAGAAAACCAACAAAGGGCGACCAATCAAAACCGATGCCGAGGACGGCGACCCGGAATATTACGGGTACAATGAAACCGCAACCGAAACGTCCGCCGGGAACCCCCGGTTTTTGGATTTGCTTTTGAACATTCAGCAACGCAGGGCAAAGATGTTAGGGTTTGACGCACCCGTTAAAATTGAGATACCCGGATATAACGCCACGACCGACAACGATAAACCAAAGTACGACGTTAAGGCAATCCCGGACGATATGTTGTTTGCATTGGCGGACAAACTACAATCCGCCGAGTACCAAAAGGCATTAGCCGAGAAAGGAGGGGCGCAATAATGGCAAAGAGAGTAACCGCACCCCGTCCCGGAACAATCCAACCGGAATGGACGAAACACATTTGCGACGATTGCGGGCATGGTAGTTGGGTAAATTCGCATAGTAATTTAGATTGGCAGGGAAAACCGATTTGTTTAACGTGTCCGTTTGAGAAATGGCACATTATCCGGGGGCGCAAAGCGTGTGCCAATTGGACGAAACGAAAGGAGGCAAAGCAATGAACAACGAACAATTATTGCAGATGTACGACGCAATCCGGCAACAACCGGATTTGTTGGTTAAAGCCGCCGCCCGTAAACGTCTTATCAACTTTGCCCGGTATATGCAACCGGATTTAGTGTTAGAGCCTTTCCACGTCGTTTATTATACGTTGTTGGATATGTTCGCACATGGCAAAATCCGAAAGATGATTGTACAACAGCCGCCCCAACACGGTAAATCGGAGGGGTCAAGCCGAAAATTACCCGCATTTATGTTGGGATTAGACCCCGACCGCAAAATATGTATTGGTTCGTATGCGGCGACAATTGCACGGGATTTTAACCGGGACGTACAACGTATTATCGACACGCCCCGGTATCGTGAATTGTTCCCCGATACATATTTGAACGGTTCCAACGTCGTAACAATGGCGAATACCTATTTACGCAATAGTGATGTTATCGAAATGGTAGGGCGTAAGGGGTCGTTGCGTGTTGTGGGTCGTGGTGGTTCGTTGACCTCTAAAACCGTGGACGTGTCGATATTGGACGACGTTTATAAGGATTACGCAGAGGGTAACAGCCCGATAGTACGGGCGGCGGCGTGGAAATGGTACACGACCGTTGTACGCACCCGTTTACACAACGATTCGCAGGAATTAATAGTATTTACCCGATGGCACGACGACGATTTGATAGGACGAATTGAAAAGAGCGGGGAAACGATTATAGATGTTAAGTGTTGGGCGGATTTGGAAAACGTAACGCCGGGGGTATGGGTGCGCATAAACTTTGAGGGATTGAAAACCGGAGAACCGACCGAAATAGACCCCCGCCCGGTTGGGGCTGCATTATGGGAGGGGCGGCATAGCCGTATGAAATTGGAAGCGCAAAAGGCATTAGACCCGGTACAATTTCAATGCCTCTATCAAGGCAACCCCGGTTCCGCCGAGGGTCGATTATATCAGCCATTTAAAACGTGGGTCGAAAAATCCGATTACGGCACGTACATACGTTCCGGGGCATACATTGACGTTGCCGATGAGGGCGACGACCTTTTGTTTGGTGCAACGTATGACGTCTATAAATCTGATAACATGGTTTTCAACGAGAAAACAAAGCGTATGGAACCGTTGTTATTTGCTTTAATTACGGATATGGAAATGACGGACGAAAACACGGACGTAACAACCGTAACTGTTCCGGCGATGATAAACCGCAACGGCACGCAAAAAGCATGGGTTGAGAGCAACAACGGGGGTGCGGGCTTTGAAAAGGTTATTAAAAAGAAAGTCCGGGCAATTACCGACCCGTTTTATCAAGGGGGTAACAAGGAAAGCCGGATAATCACTAATTCCGCAATGGTAAACCAACATATCATTATGCCGTTCGGATGGGAAACCCGGTACAAAGCCGTTTACGACCATGTTACAACCTTTTTGCGTAATTTCGATGCGAACACGCACGACGACCCGGAGGACGGATTAACCGGGATTTACGAAAAAGAGATTGCCGACGGTAATATACAACCATACGCACACGCAAACCGAGGTGTAAAACGACGCAATTAGCATTATTTTTGAGATATGCAAGTTTGTAACCGAAAAAGTTTATAACTTTGTAGGCGAAAACAAAGGGCAAAGGGACAGCCCGGAGATAGTAAACAATAGTTTTAACGTTAAAATTTAGAAAGTATGATTACTTGTAAGTGTCCGGCGGCGGCTGCATTGCCCGATATTCCCGCCGTAAATTGTGCCGAAAGTTTCGGGCAAATTCAAAAGGTAGCATTTCAGCGTCTTACAAAGGACAACGGAAGCAAAAACAGTTTTACCACGGAAAAGGCAATTACTTCGTTGGCTTCATGGACGCCGTTATTGACGGCGGCAGATAGTACCAAAATTGTTGTTTCCCCGTATATCCAAGCCCCGACCAACGAAGCCGGAGC